AAACTGGCCGCCGTCGCGGGTCTGCGTACGCAAGTCGAACTCGGCCAGCCGCAGCCAGCGGATGGCGAGATCCTCGAACACGTGACCCGCCTCGAAGATGCGCAGCGTGCGCCCCTCGAAATCCTTGCCCGGATCGACCGGTGTCCTGGTAAATTCATAAACGAGGCGACGGGCGCAGGGCTCGCCGATACGGCTGGCGCCGAGATAGTCTCGCGGGCGCTGCGTGTCGCGCTCCGCGACCAGCGCGGTATCGATGCGGCTGTTGATCCGCGCCTCGAGGGGCTCGGGATCAGAGACCGCGCGGCCATAGACGAAGCCGGACTTGTGGTTGAGGTCGAGCATGCTGGTCTCCGGCTCAAAAAGGAATTTCGCCCGCATTGGACTGTCGCTGCATCGAGGCCTGAAATCCGTCCACGCACGCCTCGATCACGCGGTCGATGTCCGCGGCCGGGCGGTCGAAGAAGGGCTCCATCAGGCCCATCTCCGTCAGCGCCTCGGCGAGCATCCGGCGGGCCTCCACGATGGCGCGCGTCTCCATGTCGGTCTTGTCGATCATGCCGTGGTTCCTTTTGGCGTTGGCCGAGCCCGCCATCAGGCAAGCCATCGAGCAGAAGCGGTAATGAGGGTGACGGTCCCAGCGCAGGCCGTGGCAGTAGCCGAAGCCCCGGGCCTCGCGACCGCACTGGGCGCAGGGCACGCGCCGGGCGAGGTCCGCGCGCGAAGGAGGGCTCCGCCCGTTCGCGGCTGAAACGCTCCCCCGGAGCCTTTCCGAGACGCCGCTCACCCCATGAGCAGCAGGTCCAGCGCGTCGCGCTCCTCCTTGTCCGGGGCGGCGGTCCGGCGCTCGGAGGACAGCACGATGAAGCGGCTGATGGCGTTCGACGCCATGCATTCCAGATCGCGCCGGGTCAGGCTGGCGATGGGACGGTCGAGACGCCCGCGCGCCTCGAGCCAGCGTCCCATCGCCAGTGCCGCCTCCGTGGTGACATGCGCCTGCCATTCGTCGGCCGTCACGGGTTCAGCCAGGCCGGGCCGTTGCCGGGTTTGGCAGTGGGCTGGCTCTGGGTGGCGGGCTGGACGGGTGCCGTCGGCGCGCCCCAGGCAGGCGCCGCGGGCGCGGTGGCCGCCTGCGGCTGACCCCACGCTGGGGTCGCGGACTGCGCGGCTGCGGCGGCGGGCCGGGGCTTGTTCGACGGCTGCGCGGGCACCGGCTCGCCCGCCATCACCTTCTGCCATTCAGGCGCCGTGGGCAGCACGACATGGTCGAGTTTGTTGGCGTCCTTGTAGGCGGGGTTGCGGCTCGGTTCGATCTGGATCTTGGCCACGAAGCTGATGCCGTCGAGATCGGCGAGCCCGCGCAGCACCCGCTTGGCCTTCGCCGCCTCGCTCATATCCTCGGGGTTCAGACCCAACGCGCTGTCGATCATCGCGCGGAAGGTCGATTTGGAGATCTTCCAGCCGATCGACTGGCCCTGCTCGTCGAGCTTGCCGCCCTGCACGGTGAAGTTCTGCCAGAACTTGCGCCGGGCATGCGGGCCCTCGGAGACGGTGAACTCGGCATCGAGCATCAGCACGTCGCTGCCGGGCTGGTTCGATGCCTTGAGCAGCCCGCGATCCGCGTCGCTCGATCCGTCGGTGCCGCCCTTGCGCAGCGTCATCACCAGCTTGGTGAAGGTGCCGTCGGGGATCAGGTCGCCGGACTGCTGCGGCTCCACGTCGTTCATGTCGAAGGTCATGTCGTCATCCTTTCCGGGGTTGGTTGATCTTGGTGAGGAGCGCGCCGAGATCGGGCGGCTCGGTCAGGTCGAGCCTGCCGCTGCGGTCCTTGGCCGGCAGGCCGAACGGATTGCCGGACTGGCAGACGAGGCGGCGTGCGTTGCCCTTGTCGGGATCGTGCCGCCAGGTCGGTGGCGCATCGGGGGCCGTGCCGGGATCCTGCGTGAACAGGCTCATCGTCAGCACCTGGTCGACGATGCCGGGCAACTCGCGGGCGACTTTTCCGCCGTCCATCTGCGGCTGCCAGGTCACCCGGTTCATGTCGTCGACGACCTTCTCTAGGATGCCGACGAAGATGACGGTTCGGCCGGGTGCATGCTGAAGGTGCTTCAGGAGCCCGATGACCTCGCGCGCCAGCAGGCCATAAGCCCCGCGTGTGTCCGGTTTGCCGGTGCGTTCCGACAGGGCCTCGGGCCGGGTCTTGGCCCATGCCATGGCCTGACGCGTGAGATCGGTGATGCTGTCGACGAAGATGATGCGCTTGGTGTCGATCTTCTCAGCCAGCTCGGGATGTTGCGCGCGCAGATGCGCGTGGTGCGCTTCCGAGAAATGCTCCTCGGGCTGGGCGGCCGGGTTCGCGCCACCGATCAGGCAGGCGATGTCCACCGCATCGGAAAAGCGGCGGATCGGGATACTGTCGCCCGGCCAGTCCTGGACGGACTTGAGGCCCGCCTCCAGATCGATGCAGAGCGTCTCGGCGGGCGGCAGGGTCTTCAGCAGCGTGGTCTTGCCCGCGCCACTCGGCCCAAACAGCGCCATAGTGGTCTTGCCCTGCGCCTCGCGCAGCCGGTCGTCGGCGGAGATGATGCGCAGGCTCATTGATCGCCCCCCTGCGGGACGATCTCGATCTTCAGCGTGCCGGGCCGGACCGTGCGCGCGGGCTCGAAACCGGCCCGGATCGCATCGGGCCAGGCGGCATATTTGCGCTCGGGCACCTTGAACGCGATGTCGACGTACTGCGCGGGATCGTCTCCGGCAGCGCGGATGCGCTCGACCATGGCGGCGAGGCGATCCTGATCCCAATCGATCCGTTTCGGCAGGTCCGCGACCACGGTGAAATCGCCGTCGTCGAACCGAATCGTGCCGGTGTCCTTGCCCGCCGCCTGCCGTTCCTCGGCGGCGCGGGTGGCGTAGCGGACCGTCAGTGCGCCATCGAGGCGGGCCTTCGCGGCCTTGTCGCGCTTGATGCGCTCGTCGACGTCGCGCTGCAGGATGGCCAGCAACTCGACGGGCAGCTGGGCGATGTCCTGCAGGGCGAGATCCGGTAGGTCATCGACGGTTGGGGTGTTCGCGGGAAATGGCATGTAGGGATCTCCATGAACAAAAAGGGACTGGAAGGCGGTCATCACGCGGCCTCTTGCTCGGCGAGCAGGAGCGCGGACAGCGAGACGGCTGCGGCCTTCGGCATGGGGCGGGCGACGGCGATGTAGGCGAACTGGTCCGGGCCCGTGCGCTCCTGCACCAGGTGCACAAGGCCCTGTTCGGCCGCCCAGAAGGCGCGCGACCCGAGCCGGGCCAGTTCCGCGCGCTGCTGGTCCGGCAGCCGGGCGAACATCGGGAAGATGTCGAGAACCAGAAAGCCGCGATGGTATTCCAGCCGATCGCCCGGCACGGCCTGCGCCACCCAGGCGCAGAACTCGATCTCGGTGAGCGGTCGGCGGGCGCGGACCGTGATGAAGGGGGTGGTGCCCATGAACATGATCTCCTCCTTTCGCCTCTACTCAGGCCGCCGCGAGATCGTCCCAAGCGGGACCGAGACCTTGGGCGGTGAGGACGTGACGGAGATCGGCGAGGCGGCGGTAGAGCGCGGACCGGCTCCCGAAACCCTCGGCCGCGAGCGCGGTGACGGGGCGATGGGCCAGCGCCGCACAGAAGCGGCGCTCCTCGGCCGGCAGCCGCGCAAGCGCGGCCTGCAGGGCGTGGTGAAGCTCGATGACAGCGGCGGCGCAGCAGGTCTGGCCGTGCCAGACGGCAAGCCCGTCGTCCTCGGTCAGCGTGTCGCCAACCGGCTCGCGGGTTCCGGCCAGCGGCACCTCGAGCGAGAGCATCGACCCGCCCTGTGCGCGCCGCTGGCGGTGATGGCCCATCGCGATCCGCGAGGACTGGTTGCGCAGGACGATGTTTGCGAAGGCGCCGATGCTGCCGCGCAAGGGATCGTAGGCGGGCAAGCGGCGCAGCAGATCGACCAGGAGATCCTGGCCCAGATCCTCGCGCTCGCAGACCGGCAGGGTCAGCTTGCGCCGAAGCCGTTGCGCAGCCGCATCGGCCTCGTGGATGATGGTTTCAATGTCGTCGGGGGAGAGTTTGATTTGCATCGCTATGCGCCTCGGTCATCGTTTCTGATGAGCCCAAGGTGCCGGATGCGGTCGGCGTGCAGGTGGGAACGGGGTGGGAATAAGGTGGGGGTTTGGTGGGTCCGGCCGTTCTTACGCGTGGCTAAAACTTTACCAGTTCGAGCCCGAACCAGCTTTGCGCGGTCGGTTCAAAATCTCTGGCGCACCCTTCTACGCTGGCCAAATCAGTAAGAAACTGTCAGGATTACTGGAATTCCGCTTGACGGGAACAAAAAAAGAACATCAGTGAGGTAAGGGGCAGAATGCCTGAACAGGTACTGGCTGAACAATGAAGGCGGTTGGCTACATAGCCTGTATCGTGGGCGGAGTGGTCCTAGGCTACCTGCTCCTATCGCTAGGTGTGGTGGACGCGGTCGACGGCGTTCCTGGCACCTTACAAGAACCTGCAATCGCCATGCCCACGTATCTGGGCTTCATGTCAGCGATGATGACGGCGGTTACAGCTGTCTTGGCAGCGGTCGCAATCGGCATCGGCATAGTTGCAGCGTACACGTTCCGCGAGATCAAGGATGAGGCCCTAAAGGCTGCTAGCAAGAAAGTGAACGAACTGGTCAGTGAAAAGCTGTCCGACGAAGCGATCAAGGCTCGAATCGATGAAATTGCCTTCGCACAGGGGCCAAAGGGCGAGCTGGACGAGGACTTTGATCCGGACGACACAGGCGAACGCTAGGAGGAAAAAATATGACATCACGCGAGTACAAGAGAATACAGGATCCTACAAAGGGAATTCTGCACCGATACCTTTCAGAATATCCTGTGCTGTTGGGGCAACTTGCAAAAGAACTCGGAGTTTCGATCAAGGTCTCCAGCATGAATACCGGTGTTTCTGGCCAGATCACGCGGGAAGACGGCCACTACCTTATTCGCGTTAACCGACATGAGGCGCGTGAGCGCCAGAGGTTCACCATTGCGCACGAACTTGCCCACTTCTTGCTGCACAAATCTGTGATTGATAGCTCGCCTGATGGGATCAAGGACAACGTTCTTTACCGTTCAGGGGAACCAGAGCGCATCGAGTATGAGGCAAACAGGCTGGCAGCCGATATTGTCATGCCCATGGCCCTTGTCCAAAAGGTCCTGCAAGAAGAGTTTGATGGTGTTGTCACGGAAGCGACGATCGAAAGTCTTGCAGCACGGTTCAAAGTATCAAAAGCCGCGATGGAAATCAGATTGTCCACGTTCGCAGAAGTGTGAGTGAATAAGTATGGTCCTCGAGAACAAGAGCTACGTTCCAACATT